ACGCGGCGGTGATGGACCTTGGCATGACGGATGTCGCCAAGGAGGCGGCGACGTCAACCCAGACGATTGAGGGCGCCTGGGGCAACCTCGAGGCCACCCTCGTGTCTGGGGCGATGGGTATCGTTGACCAGATCAAGCCTGCCCTGACGGATTTCATGGGGAACGTCGCGTCGGGGGCCGAGGGCGCGTTCGACTGGATCCAGAACAACCTCATCCCCGGCATTCAGGGCGTCTGGGACATCCTCTCCAAAGGCCAGTTCGATGGTTCCAGCAAGGTCTTCGGCCTCGAAGAGGACAGTGGCATCGTTGACTTCCTCTTCAAGATCGGGGAGTCCGCACGCGCGGCCGGGGACTGGATCACCGGGACCCTGATCCCCGGGATCCAGGGTGTCGCCAGCATCCTGTTCTCCGGCGACTACCAGGGGCCCGATTCGCTCTTCGGCCTCGAAGAGGACTCCGCCCTGGTGGACTTCCTCTTCAACGTCCGTGATGCCGCTATCGAGGCCGGCACCTGGATTAACGACACGCTGATCCCGTCAGTGCAGGGCATCACGGAGATCATCTTCACCGGGGAGACGGACAAGCCCCTCTTCGGGCTCGACCCGAACTCTCCGCTGACCGGGTTCCTGGAGGGGCTGCGTGACGCCATTGTCAAGGTGGGCGACGCCCTCCTGTCGGCGACGTCCTGGGGTATCGAGCACAAGGGGATGCTCTCCACCCTCGCTGTCACCGTCGGTGCCGCCGCGGGCGCTTTCTGGACCCTCTACAAGGCGACGCAGGCGATTGACGCGATCAAGCAGGCCGGCAGCATCCTGAAGTGGGTGACCGGCCTCAAATCCATGAAGAAGGCCGTGGACAACGCGAAGAAGGCGCAGGCGGCCTTCAACGTGGTCTCGAACGCGAACCCGTACATCCTTATCGTGACGGCCATTCTCGCCGTCGTCGCTGCCCTGGCGTGGTTCTTTACCCAGACGGAGACGGGCAAGAAAGCGTGGGCGGCGATCACCGAGGAGTTCCGCAAGTTCCTGGACTGGATCGCCCCATACTGGGATGCGACCCTGAACGCGCTCAGCTCGACTTGGAACACGGTGTGGGGTGCCGTCAGCGGATTCTTCACCTCCTATGTGGTGCCGCTGATCTCGGGTGCCGTGAGTGTCCTGAGTGGCGTGTGGTCGGTCCTGAGCGGCGCGGTGAGCGCTGTCTGGGGCGGGATCATGACGGCAATCTCGACGGTCGTGGACTGGATCTCCACTTACGTCGGCCCGGTCCTTTCTGGGGTGTGGACCGGCATCAAGGTTGCCGTGTGGGTCCTGGCTACCGCCGTCGTCTTGTACTTCCAGATGTGGTGGGCTGCGATCTCAACGGTCGTGGACTGGGTGGTCACCTACGTTGGGCCTGTCCTCGCTGCCGCCTGGGAGGGCATCAAGACCGGCGCCCAGTACCTGTGGGCGGGCATCGTCTGGGTGTGGGACGGCATCAAGGCGGCCGTCGGTGTGGCTGTGGACTGGTTCAATGCCTACGTTGCTCCCGTGCTGGCTGCTGTCTGGGATGGCATCAAGATTGGGGCCCAGTTCCTGTGGAATGGGATCGTCACGATTTGGAATGGAATCAAGTCGACGGTGCAGGTCGTTGCCGATTGGTTCACTGCCTACGTCATGCCGGTCATTTCCGCAGTGTGGACCGGAATCCAGATTGGGGCCCAGTTCCTATGGAATGGGATCGTCACCATCTGGAACGGGATCAAGGCGACCGTGCTCACGGTCGTCTCATGGTTCCAGACCTACGTGCAGCCCGTCATCTCCACAGTTTGGAACGGGATCAAGTCCGGTGCGGACACGTTGTGGAATGGCTTGAAGACCGTCTGGGACGGCATCAAGTCCACGATCAACACGGTGGCGACATGGTTCCAGAACACGCTCAAGCCGATCTTCGATACGGTCACCACGAATATCAAGCGGGCCTTCGAGAATATGAAGTCCGGTATTCAGACCGTGTGGGATGGGGTTAAGTCGGTCGCAGCGAAGCCGGTGAACTTCATCATCAACACCGTCTACCGAGACGGGATCAAGAAGACCGCAGACTCCATTGCGGAGAAGCTCGGCCTGTCGATGAGGCTCCCGTCCGTCTCCGGGATCCCCGGATACGCGTCCGGTGGCGTGCTGCCCGGATACTCGCCGGGGCGGGATATCTACCACTTCTACTCGCCCGACGGCGGCGGCGCGATCGCCCTGTCTGGTGGCGAGGCGATCATGCGACCGGAGTGGGTGAAGGCGGTCGGTGGCCCCTCGGCCGTGCACCGCATGAACGCGGCAGCACGGGGCTCCAGCGGGGCGCACATCCCCGGTGGGGACACGGGAGCGAAGTTCGCTGCCTTCGCCGACGGCGGTATCTGGGACAAGATCAAGGGTGCCGCGAAGTCGGGGTGGAACACGGCCACCGACTGGATTTCCAGTGCGGCGGATGCGGTCTCCTCGATCATCTCCGACCCGCTGGGCGCGGTGGAGAACCTGATCCGTCTCCCGATGAAGGCGGTCATGGCCGGCCTGCCAGGCAGTGGTTTCTTCCACGACATGGCTGGGGCGCTGCCTGGCCGCTGGGTTGACGGGTTCGGGGAGTGGCTCAAGGGCAAGACGGCGACGATGGCCGCCTCGGACATCGTGAACGCCGCGAGGATGGCGATTGGCGCGACCTACGTGTGGGGTGGGTCCTCGATCCCGCCCGGCGTTGACTGCTCGGGTCTCGTGTACTGGGCGGCCCATCAGATGGGGAGCAATATCCCGCGTCTGACGGCGGCCGGCTATCAGGCGGGCTCCACGCCCGGCGGGTCCTACAACACCCCAGGGACGCTCCTGTTCTGGGGGTACCCCGCCCACCACATCGCCATCGCCAGTGGTGGCGGCCGCATGGTCGAGGCCCCCACGTTCGGGATCCCGGTCCGAGAGGTCCCCATCTGGGGGTCGCCGAGCACTGGCCTCTACAAGTTCGACTCCGGCGGCCTCTTGCAGCCGGGCCTGACGACGGTCCTCAACGCGACCGGCAAGCCCGAGCCGGTTTTCACCGGCGGCCAGTGGTCCAAGATCGGCGACCTCCTCGGCAAGGGCGGCAACACGCCCTCGGTGCTCGAGGTGCGCGACGTGGACGGCGAGCTCATTGGCCGGATGCGCGTCGAGGCTGAGCGTGTCGCCGTCGAGGCGTCACGTAACGACTGACAGAGAGGGGGCGCTATGGCGCTCAAGGGGTGGATCGGCACGACGTCCGGCCTGCCGTCCTTCCTCGTGGATGGGCCGGCCACGGTGACCGCTGGTGACCGTGTGCTGGCCCGCCTGGGGGAGGGGCAGCACCTGGTGGCTGACGGGCTGGCTATGCCCGGCGTCGAGACCACCTACAGAGCGGGGGGCGACAGCGTGTCGCTCACCCGCCCTGTAGGGGACTGGTACGGCGTCTACGTGGCCGGCCGGGACGGGCGCAGCGCCCCCGGCCTCATCTACGTCAGCAACGAGGACCCCGTGGAGTGGTCCTCGAAGGCCTCCCGCGTCGGTGGGGTGACCCGGTGGGCGCTCCGAGATGAGCCCGAGACAGGGAGCGGCGTCATCGCCTGCCACCCCGACGCCGAGGCATACGTCTGGTGGGTGCTGCAATCCCATCACCCGATCATGCTGATCCCGGCCGCCCCGACCGCCGGGGTGCCACCGAGGATGGTCATCGTCACCGGCGTCTCCCGGAAGCGCCTCATCGATGACCTGATCGAGCTGACGGTGAAGTGGACGGCCCACGAGCTCCGCGAGGATGGGGCCCCGATGGGGGCTGTCCCGGTGACCACCTGGGGCGAGTGGGCCGACTACGGCGAGGCGCACCCGGACACTCCGGGCTGGCAGGCATGGTCGGCGATCGAGGTCGCCAAGCGCGTGCAGGGGATGCCATGAGGCCCGGCCCGTCTACCGAGGCCCTAGCCGGCCCCGTCGCCGTCGGAGCACGCATCGACGTCCACCTGGGTGGCGTGGTGGTCGCCCTCGACGTCCCGTGCGAGGACGTGCAGATCGACTGGGCGTCCGACCGTGTCGTGCCGGGGAAACTCACCTACACCTGCCCGGCGTTCTGGGTGCCCGAGTCGCCCGGGGACGCCCTCAACAACTTCGGGCAGCGGTCGCACGTCGTCGCCATCCTCGAGACCCGGGACGGCCGCGATGAGGTGGACCTCGGGTGGTGGCAGCACCAGTCCTGGGAAGAGGACCCCTCCGGGAAGGTGAAGGTCGAGGCTCTGGACCTGCTGCAGGTGCTGGAGCAGGACCCGATGCCCTGGCCGTCGTCCCCGCGTGGCGGGGCGACTGTCCTGTCTGAGGCGCAGCGCCTCGCCGGGACACTCCCGGTAGTCCTGGACCCGGGTACCCCGAACTCGCCGGTCAGCCCCTCCACCCAGTGGGGTCACTCCAGGACTGAGGCGATCCGGGACCTGTGCCACACCCGGGGCCTGAACTACACGGTGAAGTCGGACGGCTGCCTGCACCTGTGGGCGCAGACCGACGCCGGCAGCCCGGTCGCCCGCTACACAGGCCGGGACCTCCTCATCGAGGCGCCCCGCAAGTCGGTGGAGCGCCGCCCGAACCGGTGGGTCGTCGTCGGCTCCCCGCAACAGTCCGACGACAAGAAGCCCGCCGTGAAGTGGACCGGGACCGCCGTCGCCTCCTCCTGGCCCTACGAGCCCGACGTCTATGGGCAGGTCACCGACCGTCGTGAGTTCAACGCCGCGGCCTCGGCGGGGGCCGTCCACAAGGCGGCTCACACGAACATGGCGAACGCCCTCTCGGCGGCGTCGAAACGCTCCGTGGAGATCGCCCCGGATCCGCGCCTGGAGGCCGGCGACGTGATCGCCGTCCACACCGACGCCGGCGAGGTCATCGTCGGCAAGGTCACGGCCTACAGCCTGCCGGTGGACAAGCCCGGCGGGCAGATGCGCATAGACATGGAGGAACTGGCATGGTGAAGCCGAATCTGTGGATCGACTACAAGCCATCCCCGAGGACGGCGGTCGCCAGCCAGCAAGCCTCCTACGGCTCCGGCTCCCAGGCGGGCACGTGGGCCACGGGCCGAGTCCTGGAAGTCCTGGACGACGGCCTGGTACGCGTCGAGCTCCCCGCGGACGAGCCGGTGAGTGAGGTCGTGGCCCCGGCCGACGGCGGAGTGACCGCGGTCGGCGCTGAGTGCGTATGCCTCCAGGCGGGGGATGGCAAGGTCTACCAGGTCGTCTCACCGGCCACCCTGCCCGAGGGCGGCCAGGCGCGCGCTACGGGCGCGACTGGTCGGATCGCCCTGGAGGCGGCCGGCACGAAGGCCGAGCTTGACGCCGCCCGGAAGGAGATCGAGGCGGCGCAGAAGCAACTGTCCGAGGAGGTCAAGGCCGCGAAGGATGCCGCTTCGACGTCGGGCAAGCAGGCGGCGGCCGCGCTGAAGCGCGCGATCGGCCGCGTGACCGTCTCTCAGACTGCCCCGGCCAAGCCAGCCGACGGCGACCTATGGGTGGCGACCAACGCGGACAAGCAGGCCACTGGCATCAAAGTGTGGTCGGGCCAGGCGAAGGCGTGGCAGGACTATCTGTTGATCGCTGGTCGTGTCCTGGTCCCCGGCTCTGTGGGTAACGTCCAACTAGGTGACGGCGCGGTCACCGCCCCCAAGATCACCGCCAGCGACGAGCTGTGGGCCAAGGTCGGAACCTTCGCCAAAGTGACGACGCAGATGCTCCAGGCCGGGCAGGCGCGGATCACCGGGGAACTGCTGGCTGACACCATCCGGCTTTCCACGCGGATCGTTGCCGGTGACCCCTCCGGGGACGCGGCGATCATGGATCACACGGGCCTGCACGTGCTGAAAGCGGCCGGCGGGCAGCCGACCGAGGTTGTCACGCTCGGCACGTCCGGGAAGGACTTCCTGTCCGTGACCGGCACTGACGGGCTGGCGAGGGCCACGATCACCGGCGATGGCCTCATGACCGCGCAGTCCCTCTCCGTGGCCGACAAGATCACCTGGAGGGGCCGGGACCTGGCGTCGGTCCTGGACGTGATTCCGCGCGGGATTGTCGCCTGGGGGACGGCTTGGGCCTGGCCGGGGCAAGGACGGCACCAGGTGCGCGGCAATGACGAGATTGCGACCTTGACGGTCGATCTTGAGGCGGGGCGCTTGTATCACTGCGAGATGATTTGGTCGTGGATGCCGAATCAAGCTAAGGCTATGTGTGAGCCTCGCGTGTCGATTCGGCCCGCGGGAAATGGGGCGAAGGACAGCGCGAGTTGGGCGAGTCGCGTCGCGGGGTCGTTCGTGAATCAGGTTCAGACTGACCGCGCACATTTCCCTCCTTGGTCACCCAATACGTCAGGCACCTACAAGCTCACGATTTCACTGGCGCACGCCTACATCGCCGGTGGCGTGACACTGGATTATGGGACGCAACCGCCGCACGTGTGGCTCACTGATATTGGTGTGGCACCTCCGGCGACACTGAGGTTCCCTGACTCTGCTGGGGGTGGCGGTAAGGCTCAGCCTGCCCCGAGGCAGAATCATCGCACGGTTTACCCGGCGACTTGGTGGAAGGCGTACTCGAATGGGTCGCAGGATAACGCCTGGAGCGATTCTCTCCCGCAGGGGTCTTATGGTGGCCGCACCTATAACTCGCTAGTCGGCTTCCGGGACATGACGGCCGATCTTCGTGACGCGACCATTACCAACATGCAATTGTACTGCTATGCCCGGCACTGGTATGGGCAGACAGGTACGGCCACTATTGGCGTGCACGGATGGAATGGTATTCCTGGCTCATTCTCATCTAATGGCCAGTGGGGTGAGTTCGGTGGCTGGGCCCGCGGTGAGGGGCGTTGGGTGAATATCCCGTCGTATTTGTGGCCTGCTTTCCAGAAAGGCACGCACCGCGGCATCTCATTCCAGACAGGACAAAACTCGTCATACGGGTACTGGGACAAGAACGTGCAAATCGCCGTTGACTACAGCAAGTAAGGAGAACCAGGATGCCAGTCAATCACTGGAAGGGGATTCCTCTCCCTGAGGCGGGGGATGACCTGCTATCCGCATGGTCGAAGGCTTTCGATGTCGCCGGCGTCATCTTCCCGGCCCAGTCCGTGGCCGAGGCCCGCGAAATCCTCAGCCGCGCCGAGGCTGCCGGGCACCCACCCACGGCCGCCCACCCCGCCTACCTGGACGTTTCAGGCGTCCTCTACCGGGCTGACGGAAGCAAGAATGGCGGACGCTGGGTAATCCACCCAGTGAACGAGGTGCAGGCCGCCGAGGCTGGTATCGGCCGCTCTTACACGTGGCACCTAAACAGCAACCAGACCACCGACGTCTCCACTATTGACCTCGGCGTCCGCCCATATGACCGGCTTGTTCAGGTCTCATGGACGTGTTTCGGAATTGTCCGTAACGGAGTCATCGACATATATGCGGGAATCATGGATCGGATTACCTATGCGCGATTCCCCGTCGAGACCCTCGGAACGACTGTCACCACGAACGTGATGGCGATAGTTCCCGCTGGACAGGCCCCTAGGATTAGGGGTGGATTCGTCGGAGGGCAGGGGGTCGGTGGGACTTTCAGTTTCACCGACGACAAGCGATACTCCGGTCTCATCGCAGTAGCAAACCCGAAGGGAATGGCATGATTAGATACGACGAGCACGACATCAAGATGATGGACGACACGGACTTTAACAAGCTCGCGGCCATCGTCAATGCCGAGCAGGACAAGCGCGCTTTCTTGCACGACTGCAAGGCGGAGGTTGATAAACGCGTAGATACCTACGCGGAATACGCGTCCACAGAGGCGAAGGACATTAAGTCCTTGCAGCCTGGCGCGATGGTCGGCCCCGGTGAGCAGATCATCGTCACGGGGAAGACGTACAAGAACGTCTCCCGAGCTTGGTTGTCGCCGTTCAAGGCAGGCCCGGTCAACTTCGCCGCTGGCTGGGAGCAGCAGAACGGGGGCGTCCTGTGAGCGTCGGGGCAGTCACCGCACGGATCGCACGGCAGGTCAGCGAGAACGAGAACGTCGGCTACAGCCAGCCCCGCCGCCGCAGCTGGTTCGCGGCCGCCGACTGGGCGGGCCACGTCCCCAGCGCCCAGGACGCCGACTGCTCGTCCCTGGCCTGCGGCGCAATCGACTACGGTTTGCATGACACTTACGGCGTCCCGTGGGGGCATCAGGCGCTCCTCGAAATCAATGATTTCTGGACCGGCAACATGCGTGCCGGCATGGAGGCTAGGGGCTTCCGTGAGCGCACGTGGCCGGATGAGAACCTGTGCCCCGACGGCGGATTCCAGGCCGGTGACATCATCCTGTCCGCCGGCAACGAGGGCGGTACGGGGCACGTCGTCGTCGCCCTCGAGGACGCCGTGGACCCGCTCATCTCGGAGTCGTGGATTTCTGAGACCGGCGACATCGACGGCGAGCCGGGCGACCAGACTGGGGAGGAGACGCGCCTCAAGCGCTACAGCGCTCACCCGCTCACTCAGCGGGGCGCGTGGACGAGCTGCCACCGCTTCGACGAGGCCCTGTTCCTGTCTCAGTGGCCGGAGTTCGCGAAGGGTAAGGCGACCGCCACAGTGCCAGCCCCCGCGGCCCCCTCGGCTGCCCCGGCGCACGCTCACGGCATCGACATCTCCAGTCATCAGGGCGGGCTCAATATCGCCGCCATCTGGGCTGACTTCGTGATCGTCAAGGTGACGGAGGGGACCGGCTACGAGAATCCGTTCTGGCGCTCCCAGGCGGAGGCGACGCTGGCCGCGGGCAAGAGGTTGGGCCTCTACCTCTTCGCCAACGACGAGGACGCGGGCGAGCAGGCCCGGTTCTTCCTCGACCGTGCCAAGGCGCATGCGGGGCGCGCGACTTTCTGGCTGGATTGGGAGGCTGACGCCCTCAACCTGGCTCCCTCGGACGCCCTCGTGATCCTGAACCAGATGGCAGCCGAGACCGGTTCCACTCCGGGCATCTACCTGAACGGGGCGGGCATGGGGAGCGGGGACTGGTCCGCCGTCGCCGGCCGGTTCCCGCTGTGGTACGCCGGAGGCCCCAACTACGCCTCCTACGGGCAGGCTTACAGCGACCCGCCGACGCCGACCGTCCCCTACTGGGGAGGCAACGTCCTCATTCACCAGTACACCGAGGACGGGTATCTGCCTGGATATAACAGCCACCTCGACCTGGATCGCCTGCGCGACCGGGCAGCCTGGGACGCGATGATCGGCGGCGGCCAGGTAACCGCAGCCGCCCCGGCAGCGCCTGCACCGCAGGCGAGCCCCTACACCGGCCGATGGAACAAGAGCGACGGCCAGGGGGAGCTTGTCTGTGACGGCGACCTGGGGCCCGCGACCATCGCCCGCTTTCAGCAGGTGATGGGCACGACCGTGGACGGGGTGCTCGACGATGACGGCAGCCCGGCTGTCGAGCGGCTCCAAGCGTTCCTGAACCTGGCCGTGCCGGCGGACACGCAGACCGCCCTGAATGACTCGCCTGCGCTCGACGTCGACGGCGTGCTCGGCCCGGACACGTGGCGCACGCTCCAGTACCTCATCATCGCCTGGCACAAGGAGTACCTGCCTGCGGGGTGGGGCTACGAGGACTGGGTGGACGGCGAGGCAGGCCCGGCCACGATCGGCGCTCTCCAGCGCGCACTCAACAACTCCAGGTCCGGCTCCGGCCGCCTCTGGTGACCACCTACCGAAAGGACTAGCCATGAAGGCACTCATCTCTGACCCCTTCGTCACCACCGTCATCCTGGGCACCCTGTGGCCCCTCATCCAGGCGGCCCTGGACCGCCCCTACTGGACGCGCGGGCGTCGCGTCGCCCTCGTCGTCGGGGCCGCCGTCGTCCTGACCGTGGGCGCCTGGGCGCTCAGCGCTTACCCGCTCCAGGCTGACGTCCTGGCCGCCCAGGTCGGCAAGTTCCTGGGCTTCGCCTGGGCTGGCTATCAGGTGCTCTCGCACGTCAAGATCGGCGGCGTCTCGGTCCTGAACTGGGCCGGCATCGTCACCCCCGGCGGTGAGACCCGGGAGCACTACACGCCGCGTCACGAGGCCGCCTGATGGGCCTAGGCCGCCGACTCTGGTCTACGCTCCACGAACCGCGGGCCATCTCAGCGATGATGGCGGCGACCTACGTCCTGTTGGCCGTGGCCGTCGCCCTCATCCTGGGGGCGCCCCGGATCCAGCCGTGGGACGTGACCGTGGGGTGCCTGACCACCCTGTCCGGGTGCGCTATCGGGGCGCCCGCGGCTTGGCGGGGCTGGTGGGGCGTGGAAGGCCCGTCGGCGGCCCTCGTCGCCCTCGGGCTCGCCGTCGTCGCCGTCGAGGACGCCGCACGCGCACTCAGTAGCGATCACTGGCCCGGCTGGCCGCTCTTCATCATCCTCGCTCTCCTCCTCATGATCGGCCAGCGGATGGCCCGTGTCTGGGGCCGCACGTGGGAGCCCGGCTGTGAGCCGAATACGGCGCTCCGGCAGGCCGAGACCAGCGCGACCGCAGCGAAGGCCATCGAGGCCGACGCCGCCGCCCGCGCCATGGAGAGGGAGGACACCGGATGCGAGCAACCGAGCTGATAGCCGTCGTCGTCACCTCAGGGTTCGCTTCCGCCCTGCTCGGGCAGGTAGCCGCCGCTGTGCGCGCGCTGTGGCACGTCCGGCAGGGCCGCGAGTCGGACCTGCAGGTGGCGCGCCGGGAGGCAGCCCAGTGGGAGTGCGTGGCGCGACGCACGCGCGCGATTGCCCTGGATCGGGGCGCGCCCTTGGGGGACCTGCCGCGCGGCCCTGGGGAGGATCCGATCGGGGACCTCGCCGACGACTGAGATAGCCATTTCGGATGGCTATGCGCCCCTCTCACCTGACCGGGTGGGAGGGGCGCCTTTCGTCGTCTCTAGGGGCGGTTTGTGGCGTGATTCCGGGGGATTCTCGGTGTATCGGAAACATTGCTATCTAACTGCTATTTCGAGGGGGTGATGGTGGGTGACGTTTCGCGTGATTCCAGGGGTGACCGCACGTTGTGGGGAGTTCTCATGAAGAACTGTTTGAGGGGGTAGACTGGACCCGCGAGCGGCCACAAACCGCATAATTCCGCCAAAGTTGCCATGCCCAACATGGGCCCTCATCGGCTATCCTGGGCAACACACTGCTATCCAAACTGCTATCCACTGCTATCCGAGGAGGACCCCATGGCATACGGAGAAGGCAGCGTCTACCAGCGCAAAGACGGGAAGTGGGTCGCCGCCCTCCCCGTCGGCTACACCCGCACCGGCGGACTCAAACGAGCGACCCGCATCCGCAAGACCGAAGCCGAAGCCAAGCGGGCACTCCGCCAACTCCGCCGCGACCACGCCGCCGGCCAGACCCAAGGCGCAAGCCCAAGAACCACGCTCAAGACATGGTGCGACCAATGGAAGCAGGCGGCCGCCACGCGCCTGCGCCCCAACAGCGTCGACATCACGGCCCGGATGATCGACGCCTGGATCGTCCCCACCATCGGCTCCAAGCGGCTCACCGACCTCAACCCATCCGACATGCGCGCCCTCGACAAGGCTCACGAGAAAGCCGGATCCAGCCCGACCACGGCGCACCGGTGCCGCGCCATCCTCCTCAAGGTCCTCCGCGACGCCCGCACCGAGGGGTACCAGGTGCCGCAGGTGGTCTTCGATGTCCCCCTCCCCAGGAAAGCCCCCAACCGCCGGCGAGCCATCCCCGCCGCCGACGCCGCCACCCTCCTCAAGGCCGCCACCGAGCCCGACGCCTGGCCCAAGCTCGACGCCAACGCCAACAAGCGTGAGCGGAATGCGCGCCGACTTGCCGGCGAGCACGACGCCAGCCGGTGGGTGGCCGCCCTACTCCAGGGCCTACGACAGGGGGAGGCGCTGGGCCTCACCTGGGACCGCGTAGACCTGGACGCCGGCACCCTCAAGATCGACCGTCAACTCCAGGCGATCCCCAAGCGCGCGAGGGATGCGGGCCTGCCAGGCTGGTACGACGCCGAGCACCTGGCGGGCTCCTATCACCTCGTGCCAACGAAGACCGCAGCGGGTAGCCGCGTGCTGCCGATCGTGCCGTGGATGGCGGCCGCCCTCGCCACCTGGCAGGACCACTGCCCCAAGTCCCCCTACGGGCTGGTGTGGCCCCGCCCCGACGGCGGCCCATGGTCTGCCAGTGATGACATGGAGGCATGGCGGGGGCTCCAGGACGCCGCTGGCGTCCACAAGTCCGGCAGCGGCACCCTAGATGACCCGTGGGGGTACTACGTGACCCACGAGGCGCGCCACAGCACGGCGACGCTCCTCATGGCCGCGGGAGTCCCGGCCGCCGTCATCATCGCCCTCATGGGGCACACGACGGTCACGACTACCCTCGGCTACCAGCACGCCGACCTGGACCAGGCCAGAGCGGCGCTCGAGGCGGTCGCGCCCCGCCTGGGACTGACCGCCTGACCCTGCGACTGAGGCCCCCACCGTGACGGTGGGGGCCTCTCTGTGTCTCTAGGGGGCTACGCCATCGCTAGGACTCGGCGATTTTGGGGGGGGGGGGGGTACGTCCCTTGCTAGGCGCTTCTCGGCGCGCTCGATGATCTCCAGGACGCTGACGCCGAGGGCTCCGGCGACCTCCACGAGGGCTTCGATGGTGATGAGGCGCTCGGCGTTGAGCAGCCTCCAGGTTGTGTTCCTGGAGAGGCTGACGCGTTTCACGAGGTCATCGAAGGTGACTTCCTGGGCGACTCGCTCGGCCCGGAGCTCGGCGGCGACGGCGGCATTCAGCCCTTTGGCGGGGTCCTTATCGATGTTGGCCATGGGTTCACTATTCCATATGGAGAACAAGATCGCATTTCGGTAACGCGGCTCCCAGGAAGTTGCCAGTCCCCCATATGGGGTACTAGGTTATCCACATGGGTAACGCACCGATGACCGCCCGCCTCGCGGAGGTCCTGAACCGACAACTCCGAGAATCCAACCTCTCGGTTTCCGAAACCAGCCGGAAGACCGGCATCCCCTATCCAACCCTCTACAGACGACTCCACAACGCTGGCCACGGACTCACCATCGACGAAACCGAACGCCTCGCCGGAGCCCTCAACACAACCCCCACCGACCTACTCAACCAGGCCAAGTAGCCCCAACACCCCACCCCACCATCTCTAGGAAAAGTCCCATGTGCAACCCCACCACCCAGCACCCCATCAGCGAAGCGCTCCCCCTCGTGAACGCCCTCATCGCCGAGGCCGAGCGCAACTGTATCGACATCTCCCACTACCACGTGCACGCCCTCCCCGAGGGGCGCTTCGACATCTCCCTCTACGCCTACGACGGCGCACGCGAAGCCCTCTGTGACCTCCTTGGGCTCCACACCCTCCATGAGCACTTCGACCCCATGCTCCCTGTGGACTACGCGTGCTCGCGCACTGCGGTCCGCAAAGTCGGCCGTTGGCTCATCACCTCCGCATGGGGCGGCTACGACGAGCACTCCGACTTCCCCTTCAACGTCGAGATGGCCGCGGCATGACCACCTACGCGCTCGCCGCCCTCGCCGCGGCAGCCATCCTCACCGAGCTTGCCCTCAGCGTCGCGCTCGGCCACCACACGGGCGTCCTGCTCCTCGCCGCCGCCCTCACCGCCGCCACCGTCACCCACACCATCCGCACCGAGAAAGAGGGGCACTGATGACCGTCGTCCTCACCTACACGCTCGCCGGGGCCGCCGCCGTCACCGGCCTGTCCGTCGATTTCATCCGCAAGGCGGTCAAGGCAACCGACCCCGACTTCCACCTCCCCGCCCGGATGGCCGGCACCAAGTACCTCATCCGCAAGGACGACTTGGAGGCGTGGATCGACCGCCTCCCCGAGGCATAACCCACCCCGACTCCCCAGAAAGGACCACCCCATGACCGCACCCCTCACCATGCTCACGCCCCTCGGGCGCGGTGAGTACGCCTTCCGCTGGCAGATGCTCTCCGCCGTCCCCGTCGTCCACCAGAAGCACGAGGCCATCGCCGACCTCATGGACCTCCTCCGCACGCTCGGCATGGTCCTCGCCAGCGAGCCGCGCGCCACCGTCAAGCACGGCATCATGCCCGTCCTCGCCCTGGAGTTCCGCGCCCGCTACGCCGACGACACCGAAGCCCGCCAGTTGCAGCAACCCCAACACCCCCACCACAACGACCAGGAAGCCAAAGCAGCATGACCACCACCATCACCCCATTCGACTACCAGGGGCACGCCGTCCGCACCCTCGCCGGCCCCGACGGCGAACCCCGCTTCGTCCTCGCAGACGTCTGCCACGCCCTCGGGATCACAAATACCCGGAACGTCTCATCCCGCCTAGACCCCGACATGAAGGGCGTCCACCCGATGGACACCCCTGGCGGCACCCAGGCAACCACCATCATCACCGAGGCCGGCCTCTACGAAGTCATCCTCCGCAGCGACAAGCCCGAGGCCAAAGCGTTCCGCCGCTGGATCACTACAGAGGTCCTCCCCAGCATCCGCAAGCACGGGGCCTACATGACCCCCGACACCCTGGAGAAAGTCCTCACCGACCCCGACCTCCTCATCCGCCTCGCCACCGACCTGAAGAACGAGCGCGCCGCACGCGCCGAGCTTGAAGCGAAAGTCGCCGAGGACGCCCCCATGACCCGGTTCGGGCGGACACTAGCCGCCTCAGACGGAGACCTCCTCGTGAAACAGGTCGCCGCCGCCATCACCGCCGAAGGCGTCCGCATCTCCCAACCCGGTCTGTTCACTTGGCTCCGCAACCACGGGTGGCTGTGCCGCAACCGCGGGCGCCTCTGGAACGCCCCCACCCAATGGGCGCTCGACAAGGGCTTCCTGCGCGCCTCCGTCACCCTCATCACCACGAACCACGGCAGCGAAGAGAAGACCACCCCCAAGATCACCGCAGCCGGCCAAGCCGACCTCATCGACGGGTTCCTCACCGGCCGCTACACCATCACCCAGGGGGCCGCCGCATGAGCACCCTGACGATGGAACAGCGCCGCGCCGACTTCGAGGCCATGCTCAAGCGGGCCAACCGCATGAGGGCCGCAGGCCAGAAGCGGCGGGAGATGTACCCCGAGGCTGACGGGCTCATGCTCGCCAGGCTCACCGAGGAGGTCTCCGACCTCTGCCACGGCTGGCACGAGGCCGCCCACCGGGCATCCACTGGGGTGCTCGCACCCTACACGGTAGGCCAGGTGAAGAAGCACGCCCTCCAGGTCGCCGCGCACTGTCTGGCAGCCCTCCGAGATAGAGACCCTGACTGGTACATGGAGGGCGCCCAGCGCGAGGGACACCTCAGTCTTCGCAGTCGCGACCTGGGGATGCCCCCCAGTGTGCGGATAGGCCGCCTCATCACCTACCTCGGCGACCTTGCCGCATGCTTCACGGACTCCTACGACCCCGACGGGGAGATCGCCCCCCACCGTTTCCGCGCGCTCACCATCGAGGCCATCTGTGCGGCGCTGGCTGCCGAGCGCGGCCTCTGGCAGGAGGAGGCAGCATGACCCGCATCCTCCTACCGGGGAGCCTGGTGCGGCACATCGCCGACGTAGGCGATTCTGAGCGCTACCAGGAGGGTGTCTGGTATCCGCTGGTCCGGCTCTGCGATCGCAGCATGAGGCTAGCCGGAGACCTGTTCATCGCCCAGAACTGCGAGGGCGTCGAGAGTGCGGACCTCACCGACTCTCTCGTCTGCCCGGCCTGCCTCGCCGCCCACCAGCCCGCCGACACCCCAGACCCCACCATGGGGACCATCCCCCTCTTCGACCTGTCATGACGCAGGACAGTCTCCTCGACCTCCTGGAGCCTGCCCCGCCGGCCGTGGTCCACGCGCTCATGCCGAACATGGGCCTGGCCTGCGGGGCCGACCTCCTCGCCCTCCTGCGTCGCCCGCACGTGCGCGGCCGCGTCTACGCCATGCGCTACGAGCAGGTCACATGCGACGCCTGCGTGCGGGACGCCGAACCGCATGGCGGCCTCCACGCCTGGTGCCGCAAACAGCAAGGCCGCTAACCCCACCCCACCTAAGGAAAAACCATGGACTCATTCTCATTCTTCGTCCCCGGTGAGCCGATCACCGAGGGCTCCACCAGGGCGTTCACCTCCGGTCAGCGCGTCGTCGTCACCCACGACCGGGGTCCCGAACTTGCCGCCTGGCGCGTCAAGGTCGCGCACGCCGCCGAGGCTGCCGCCGAGGCCGCCTACTGGGAGCCCCGCCACGACGGGCCTGTCGAGGTGTGGGCCGAGTTCCGGCTCCACCGCCCCAAGAGCGTCCCCAAGTCACGCAAGCACGCGCAGACGAAGCCTGACCTAGACAAGCTCCAGCGCGCCATCGGGGACGCCCTGGCCCCCTACAAGCGCCCCGGCGTCCTCCGTGACGACTCCCGGATCGTGGGTTGGTCCGCGGTCAAGCTCTACGCCGACGACGCACACCCCGCCGGCGTCATGGTCCGCGTCTCCAAGGCCCAGGGCCACGTCACCGGGCAGTCCCTCACCAGCATCGACGACGTTCGTAACACGCCGGCCGGCGCGACCATCATTGACGCTGACGGCCTGACGTTCAGTCGCGGATACGGCGGATGGGACATGCACGGCAACGAGTACACCTACGGGCATCACGAGATCGACCTGCCCGCCACTCTCGTCGTCGTGGATGGGATCTGATCGCCATGACCGAGGTGATTCACGAGAGGTCCCCCCGGTCACGGGGCCGTGTCCGGTGCGATGACTGCGGTCGCCGCATTCCCAATGGCGAGCAGTACCGCCAATCTACGGTCGTCGGCGACGGGATGATCTAGAACTGGCGGGAGTGCCAGCCCTGCCAAGACGCGATTCCGCATGTCTTGAGATGGCTCGGCTACTTCAACAACAGCTACTACACCGGCGACGACTTCCAGGAATGGGTGTCCGAGCTCCTGGACTACGTGGGGACGCCCTATGACCTGTTCCGCGACGACGGGGCACCCGACGCCTGGAATGTGCGCATGTGCGCCCTCTCCTACGAGGCAGCGAGAGTCGCCTCCGCCGACGCCGACCCTGCACAGGCGTGGGGTGACGGGGCGTGGGCGGCCTTCACGTGGCGCATGCAAACCAGTCCCGTAATAAATGCTAGGAGGAAATGATGATTGGAATGACTGCGCGGCTCTCACTTGATGATGACGCGATCTCCTACGCGGACCTGATGACGTTCGCGATGGCGGTGCTTCCCCATAAGGACGCCGTGATCGGCCTGGAGTACGCCGATGACAGTGTGGCCCCCGTGGCCCTGGAGGCTTACTGGGAGGTGACTAGTGATGGCGCGCAGCAGTGACCGTCGCGTGTGGGCGCGGTTGACGGTGGACTTCGCGGACTCCCCGAAGGTCGCTGGACTGTCGGATGCGGCGTTCAGGACGTTGGTGGAGATGATCTTGTGGAGCCGGAAGATGATGACCGATGGGGTGATTCCGGCGTCGGTGGCTCGCCGTCGGTGGGGCGCGAAAACCCAAACCGAAACCCACTCGGTTACCGAGTCGGTAACCGAGTCGGGTACCCACTACGTAACCGACCCTGTAACCGAGTTGTGCACCAATCACCCCACTTCGCCGTCCCTGGTGCGCACATGTGATGGCGACTACATGATTCACGACTTCCTGGACCACCAAGAGTCCGCCGAGGAGGTGAACGCCAGGAATGCCCGGAATGCCGCCAATGGGAGGAGGGGTGGCCGCCCCCGCAAAACCGACTCGAAAACCCACTCGGTTACCGAGTCGGTAACCGACTCGGGTACCCATACGAAACCCAAACCGAAAGCAGAGTTAGAGTTAGAGTTAGAAGAAGAAGTACTACGTACTTCTTCTCTCTCTCCGGCTACGCCGGAGAGTGCGCGCGCGACGACGAAGACCCGCAAGCGGCACAAGCCGACGACGCCGATCCCCGACGACTGGGCACCCACACCCGAGCACCGGGCCAGGGCCGCCGCCGCTGGCGTCGACGTCGACCACGAGGCCGAGATGTTCCGCGCCCACGCCGAGGCCAACGACCGCTGGCAGGCGTCCTGGAACGCCGCGTTCACCACCTGGCTCGGCAAGTCCGCCCAGCGAGCCGCCGAGCAGCGCAGCCGCCAGGGCTACCGCAACCAGGCGCAGATCATGCAGGACGTCCACCGGCAAGCCCAGGAAGCCACCATCGCCATGCGCCGCCAGCAGGGCAGCGCCCTCCAACTCATCGCAGGAGAAGCCTCATGATTACCCCCGCTGACGCCGCGAACGCGGTGAACTACCTCCTCGCCGCCGGGGCTACGCCGACGGTCGACCACCAGGCCGAGGTGTGGGCCGACTATCTGAACCACGAGGTGGTTGGTGGGCCGCGTGCCAGCGAGCTTGGTGCCGCCTGCCGGCGGGCGATCCGCGATTGGGTGCGTGAGGCGCGGGCCTACCGGATCGACGTCGAGCGGTTCGCTCAGGCGGTCCGCCGGGAGCGTGCGGACCGGGTTCGGGCCGAGGAGGACGCCCGCGGGGCGCTCCTGCCGGCGGGTCTGGCTGGGGAGCCTGCGGTGGAGGCGGCTTGGCGTCGCGCAGCCCTGGAGGCCGTCGGGGCTGGGGCTGACCGGGAGGCCGCGGAGGCTCACGCTTGGCGGTCGATCGGCAGGACTCCGCCGCCTCCGGCGATCTCATCGTCGGCGCTGTCGGGGCGTGAGCGGGCGCGGGCTGTCGTGGAGGCTCTGGCACGTTCGTCGCACCCTGGGGGTGGCGGTCGCCCCGGGAGTGCCCTGAATCGTGCGCGTAAGGCCCCTAGGGCGGCCTAGTGCCCCCTCGTGCGCCCCCTGCATAGGGTCGCCCGTTTTGAGGGTGCCTGAGGGACGTTAGACGCTTCCACACCCCCGTCGTCACGATTCGATAACCGGGGCGCTTCTGGCTTGCACGTTCTCCATATGGAGCACTAGGTTATCCATATGGGTAACGCGGGCACCCCAACCCAGCCCACCCAATCCCCAGAACAAAGGACCATGAAAAATGAGGATCGAAAACCTCTACCCCAAGCCGGTGCGCGGCGACTTCGCCACCTGCGCTCAAGTCCGCGACGACGCGGCCGCCACCTACGCCACCAAAGCCCGCGACCTCCTCGACCGCACGGGCGGCGACGCCATCGGGGCGATCAGCCTCCTCATGCTCGCCGCCGACCAGCGCAAGGCCCAAGAGAGCGTCAAGGCCGCGGAGCCCACCCTCAGCGAGCAGGCCCTCGCCACCACCGTCCGCGAACAGCGCGACACCATCGACACACTCAAAGCCGAGCGAGACAAGTTCGAGGCATGGTGGAAGGAAGCCGCCGACCGCGGCGCCCACATCCTCGCCGAACTCTGCCAGCGCGAGGAGAACGCCGACCAGATCACCACCCTCGAATCCATCCTGCGCGCCGTCACTGCCACCGCCTACGGGCGGGCCCGCATGTACTCCCACGACCTCTGGGCACTCCCGAACGGCACCGTCGTCCGCGACGAAGCCGGGCGAGCCTGGACCCGCATCGACAACGAAGACGGCGGAGTCTGGGCGACCCCCACCAGGGACGACACCCTCTCCTCCAATGACCTCGCCGAGGAGACCACGGCCTGGATGGCGTGGGTGGCCGACAAGTGACCCGCCTCGACCACATCGGCGGCGACGGCGTGGACGTCACCGACGCAGCCGAGTTCCTGTGCGCCTGCGCCGACTACCAGGACAGCGAGGCCGCGGCCCTCGATGAGCGTGACCGGCAACGCCGCGGGGCCGGCCGAATCGACGCCCACACCCCCTGGGGTGCGATCGGCCAGCACGCCGCACACCGGGTCAGGCTCCTCGACTCGCTCGCCACCCTCCTAAGCGTCGATGCCGACGCCCTCACCAACGGCATCTAACCCCCCAACCTCCCCGAAAGGAACACCCATGAGCACCAGCACCCTCGTCCTCTACGAGTCCCAGTGGATCCCCGCCTGGGGGCCCATCGGCCTCCGCAAGGTCCGCAAGCTCGAGCGCGCCGGCTGGGAGCATGTCGGCTCCCTCCCCACCGGCCTCATCCGACGCGAGCACTGCCTTATCCGCATCAGTGTCGAAGGAGACGCCCAGTGAGCGCCGCATCCCGCCCCCGGCCCGGCGCGATCGACTGGAGCGTCCCCCACTACTGCGAAGGCTGCCATCGCCGCATTCGCCCAACTCGGATCAAGCTCGCGGACATGCCCGGCACCGTCCCTGTCCACAGGCGCGGCCTGTGCAAGGCGTGCTCCGTCCGCGGAGTCATCGCCAAGCCTGCCCCCAAGGTCAGGAAGTACCCCACCGTCGCTGAACTCGCCGCCCAGGGCCACCCCTGCGTCTCCCCAGCACCCACGCCCAGCCGAGTAAGGACCTACCCGCTATGAGCCTCATCATCGACAAGCCCGGCATCTATCACGGCCTCGACGAGCAGTGGTACCACTCCGACCCGACCCCGCACCGTTCCCTGTCTTCCACTGAAGCCAAGATGATTCTGGACGCGCCCGCGGCCCTCCACCACTACCGGAACAGCCCGCGAGCACCCCGCCCCGAGTTCGACTTCGGGAGCGCCGTCCACTCGCTCGTGCTTGGCGTGGGCGCGCACCTGGAGTGCTACCCGCAGGACGTGCTGTCCGCGTCCGGTTCGACGGGGACGAAGGCGGCCCGAGAATGGGCCGCCGACGTCCGCGCCGACGGTGGAATCCCGTTGAAGGAGGACGTCTACGACGCCATCCACGACTGCGCCGCCGCCGTCACCGACCACCCCCTGTGCCGCCGCATCTTCGCCGACGGAGACCCGGAGGTCAGCGTGTTCAGTGAGGACGCCGGCACCGGGGTGTGGATGCGCGGCCGCCTGGACTGGATCATGCCCCCCGCCGGCGGGGACGGCGCGCACGTCCTGGTGGACCTGAAAACCACGGACGACGCCCAGCCCGACGCCTTCACGAGGGCGGCCGCCCGCTACGGCTACGACGTGCAGCGAGCCTGGTACCGGCGCATCTGGCGTGACCTCACCAGCGAGGAGGCCCGCTTCCTCCACATCGTCGTCTCCAAGCGCCCCCCATACCTCGTGAGCGTCTGCGAGATGGATTGGAGCTTCGACGACCTCGGAAAGACGAAGGTGGAGAAGGCGCTGCGCCTGTACCGGGACTGCCTCGAATCGGGGGACTGGCCTGGCATCCCCGCCGAAGTCCACCAAATCTCCGCCCCCGCCTACTACCTCGACTCAGACAAGGACTGACCATGGCTCTCAAAACACGCAAGCCGACCGGGCAGGTCTCCTGGCCGTTCCTCCTCCTCGCCGGGGCGGAGAAGTCCGGCAAGTCCTACGCAGCCGCGTTGTTCAGCGCCTCCGACCTGATCGGCCGCACGTTCTGGATCGAGGTCGGCGAGTCCGACGCCGACATGTACGGATCCCTACCGGGCGCCCGCTACGAGATCGTCGAGCACGACGGCACCATGGCGTCCATCCTCCAAGCCGTCCGAGACGCCAGCGCCGAACCCACCCGCGGCGGGAAGCCGAACTGCATCGTCGTCGATTCCATCACCAACGTCTGGGACATGCTCATCGGCGAGCAGGAGGCCGTCACCATCCGCCGCGGCAAGACCTCCATGACGATCGACCAGTGGAACACGGCGAAACGCCAGTGGCGCAAGCTCGTGACCGCCCTGAACTCGCACCCCGGCCCCGTGCTCGTGACCGCGCGCCTGGAGCAGGTGACGGTGATGGCGAACGGCCGGCCGACGACGGACAAGACGTGGAAGGTGCGCGCGGAGAAGTCCCTCCCATTCGAGGTGACGGGCACCGTGGAGATGCGGGCCCCGGGTGAGACGTACCTGACGGGGCTACGGTCCTTGAAGGTGAAGGCCGCCCAGGGTCAGCACCTCCCGATTCAGGGGTTCACGGTGGATGGGCTCATGCGTGACCTGGGCGTGGACGGAGGAGCCCGCCTCCTGACCCCGGCCGTCGAGCAGCCCCAGCAGTACCCCGACCCCACCGACCTCTTCCAGGACGGGGGGCAGTGAGATGGGCGCACGCGACTTCCTGGCGCTCTGCCTGTTTGCCTTCGTCGCAGTGTGCGTGCTCGGCGCGTTCATCGCCCTCGCCATGCTGGTGCGCACCCTAGCGGTCGCGATGTGGGTGAAGTGGCTAGCTGGCCTCGGACTCTCCTACCTCTGCACTGTCTCCCTCCTCGTCTTGGGGTACGTCTCCGTGGAGGCGAGGTCGCGATGATCCAGGTCATCCCGGTTCGGCGCACCTACTTGTCGATTGCCTGCGACTGGCCCGGCTGCGAGGAGCGGATCGACTTCCCCGAAGGCCCCGACGACGAGGTTCGGAACATCACTCTCCTCAACGCCTCCCACGCCCTCGCCCGCCGTCTCGGCTGGGAGATCACCGACGACATGAACGGGGAAGTCGTCTGCCCCAACCACCCCATGGAGGCGGCGTGACCGTCCTCCTCATCACCCACACCCACCGGAAGGAAACCCCATGACCCACCCGATCGCTGAACAGTACAAACTGGCCGTCACCGAGCCCGTATTGACGACGCTAGAGCCGATTGTCCACGTCGCCGACATGCTGCAGGCGACGGGCCTTGCCGGCACTGCCATCTACTCCATTGCCTGGCAGAAGGAGGGAGCCATCCCGACCGGACCCTACTCATGGACCGAGGAGGATGTTGCGAGCGAGCTCCGCGATGTCGCTAGAGCCGCCACCGGCCTGCTGATCCACCTCGGCGTCGAGGATCCGGCGGCCGCGTTCGTCGCCGAGTTTGAGCGGGCCGTCGTCAAGCACCCGGGGATGACGTTGGACTGCGACGGCCCGACGGACGAAAACCGCTTCTACGCCCTGGCTGAGGAGGTGGGGGAGGTCGCCGCCTCCCTCACCTACGACAACGCGCAGGGGACCGGCCACAACGCCGACACTATCGCCGAAGTCACCCAGGTAGGCGCCCTCGCACTCGCCTGGCTCACCCGCTACCAGGACGGAGGGGAGCGATGAGCGACGTAACCCGCCACCCGTGGCTGTGGAGGCCCCGCGACGTCCGCAAATCCCTAGCTCGATACCGGGCCGGGGAAGAGTACGACGGACGCTATGAGACGGCCACTGAGGCCATGGCCGACGACATCGAAGACCTCCTCGAATACGTCGACATCCTGAAAGACAAGATCACCCGGTTGGAGGAGCGATGAACACCGTCGACCTGTTTGCCCACCTAATCAAGTCAGGCCAACATGAGGCGGCGATACAGGGCATCAACGAGCTTGTTGAGATCGTCGCCTCACTGGAAGGCGAGATCGAAGACTTGAAGGCAGCCGCCCCGCGCCCGGTTGAGGGTGACGGGAGCGCCCTACCCGTCGATACCGTCGTCATCGACAAGAACGGGGATGCCTGGCAGCACTACGAGGCAAACGGCTGGGAACCCATTGGTGGCTGCTGCTGCATGCACCACGCACTACCTGATGACGGCGCTCCCTACACCATCGTCTGGACCCCTGAGGAGAACACCAATGAGTGAAGACACCGCAGGCTTCCTGCGCCGAGAGAACTCGGGCCTCCGCCTGGAGGTCGAGCACCTACGAGAGAAGACCGAGCACATGGGGCAGGAAATTGCCGCCATGCGTGAGCGCGACCGCCTCGGCCGGCTCCTCGAAGAGCGACACGTGGCCAAGCGGATAACCCTTCTCCCTTACCTCAGGCAAATGGTCGCCGACATCAGCGATGACCGGATCGTTGAGGATGTGAAGGCAGGCCACACTTACCGCATCAACACCATCCGTGGGGTCGCTATCGACCTGCTCTGCCAGTTGCAGGAGCTCTGCGACGAACTTCAGCAGACGCGCGATCTTCTCCCAAGAACCATAGACGGTGGTAAGGACTCGCGGGACATTCCCGAGGGGGCCATGGTCGTCAGTCAACACGGCGACGCCTGGGGTCGTGATCGAGGCGGATGGATGGAACTGTACGCCTACGCTCATGAGGAAGCGACACCTGAACTCCCGGAGAAGTCCGGCCCCTACACCATCGTCTACACCCCCGAGGGGGAGTCGTGACCATATGGGAGATATTCATATCCGGCAATGATGAGCCTATTCCGATTCGGCTGATTGATTTCGACGCGGATTTGATCGCAGCATATCTCGCCCCGGCGTGTCGCCATTAGACGATTCTGCGCGAAAACGCGACAATATAACCACTCCCCAGGAAGGAACAGGAAATGGCTGCAAGGCCCCAACTTGAAATGACGGTTACCGGGTACGCGGCCGCGGACCCCGAAATGCGATTCACCCAATCCGGGAAACCCGTCGCAAACGTTAGCGTCCCCTACACGCCCCGCCGATACGACCAGCAGACAGGCCAATGGATTGACGCCGGCGACACCGTGTGGGTGCGAGCCAGCGTGTGGGGAGACCAGGCGGAGACCTTCTGTGAGCACGTCCAAAAAGGCCAGCTCCTCACCCTCACCGGCCGCCCTGGTGTGCGCGCCTGGGCGGGGAATGATGGCCAGCCGGCCGCGGCCCTGAACCTGAACGTGGACACCTGGGGGCTGCACCCGAAGCCCACCCAGCATGGTCAGCCCGCGCAGCCGGCGGCGTTCGGTTCGGGGAACGTCCCCGCGGCGGCGCAGGACCCGTGGGGGACCGGGGGTGCCCCCACCGGCGAGCCCCCCTTTTAAACCCAACGGCTGGCCCCGATTGCTGGGCCGGGGCCAGCCACCACCCCACCCACCAGAATCCCGCTCAACCCTAGGAGAGCCCATGAAACTGCGCCATCTCACCGCCGCCGTCATCGCTACGGCGGCCCTCACTCTCGCCGGCTGCTCGGCCGCCGACACCGCCTCCTGGAACATCAGCCAGGACTCCGACAACTTCAAGGTGACCCGCCGCATCACCTTCGTCAACGGAATCACCGACAAGTACCTCCTGACCATCGAGGGCCTGTGCTCCATCAAGGACTCCAAGGAGGACAACTCCAAGGGCCAGCTCGAGGTCACCTGCAAGGTCGGCGACAACCAGTTCAAGAAACACTTCCTGGGCCTGTCCGACAACGTGACCTACGTGGTGGAGCAGACCGAGGCGTCCAAGGCCGACGCCTACCACTACAAGGTCGTCTACCGGCCTGAGACGGTGGTCCCGGACATTGACGTCAAGACCAGCGGCAAGGAGGGCTGACCATGAAACCCACCCCCACGTTCGGTCAGCGAATCGGGTACGCCGTCGGCCTCATCCTCGCCCTCACCGCCGCCCTCGCCGTCATCAGCATCATCGCCTGGATCATCGTCGCCTCCTGGCGCGCAATCATCGGAGGCTGACCCATGAGCACACTCATGCAATCCGGCCAAATTAAATGCGGCGACCACTACCTGAAGGCAAAAGTCACCTTCAGGGAATACCGATACGAGAAGTACGTAGACGGCACGCCCCTCACCCTAGCCCAAGAGCCGGAAATCACCATCAAGTGCCTAGCCTGCGGACACGAAGCTACCGCCGACCAGTTCACCATCGACACAAACATGATCGGAAGGATCTTCCAGTGAGCACCTGGCCCGACAAGCCCCTCATCCGCATCATCCGAGGGAAAGTAGACGGCAGCGAAATCGCGAACGAGATTGCCTTTCGCCGCGCAAGTGGCGCGTATACGATGATCTCTCGTGAATATGCATGTGTGTCCGCCACGGAGGTCAGTCATGAAGACTCGATAGACGAATGGGAGGAGGTCACGCTCATCCCCACCTCCGCCCTGGAGGCCCTTGGGGAGACATGGAAGGGATTCGGAATGTACACCCCGGGTGACTCACAGCGCATCACTGACGCCATCGCTACCGTCCTCGACTGCCTGCCCGCCGATAAGCCCAGCGCCCTCGACCGGGCCGTCACCCGCGTCAAGGACATCAAGGGCGACAGGATGATCGACGCCGACTCAACTCAGGAGGAACGCCTCTCACTCCTCCTAGACGCCCTCGCCAGCGTCCAGGGCGCAACCCGCAAGACCGCCCCGCTCACCATGGTCACCCGCATCTGCGCCGACTGGGCGAACGTCGAAAACCCGTACAGTGACGCCCTCAGCGAGATCAACTCGCGGGCCGAACACAACCCCGTGCGAGCTGACTTCATCGTCCTCTCATTCTTCATCGGGGACATCGCCACCAGCCTCGACGACGGCATGAGTGACGGCCCGAGAGGTGACCTGATCGAGATGGGCTGGTACGCCCTCGCCTGGGCCGCCCAGACCATCGAAGAGGAGGAGGACCGCTGATGGGAGCCTGGATTCACTGGATTCTGACGGGGCTCGCACCCCTGTGCCTGAGCGTCGCCATGTGGCTCGCGCTCATCCAGATCAGGGGCCTCCGCGAGCGCGCCGAGACGGCGGAGCGGGCCGTCCAGCAGATCGCCGACGCCATCCGCTACGCCGCAGATCGGGCCGCCAACTCGAAGGAGGACACCCATGAGTGACCAGCACCCGGCGGCGATCATCCTTGCGATCCGTGACGGTCAGGTCACCATCGGCGGGGAGAAGCTCGCGGACCTTGCTGACGTCCTCAACCCGGACCTCATTCGTCGTGAGGTCGCCGACGGGCAGGACGACAGCATGGTCGCCCCCTTGGATGAGTGGCGTGGGGAGATCCGCGTCCCCGTCGCCGCGGGGTTCCTAGCGTGAGCACCGACGCCCGTTCCTGTCCCGTGACGGGGGAGCCGCTGCGGGGCGACCGGTACGTGAGTGTGACGGCCTGCCGGCGGCTCGCAGAGGCCGCCCACGGCATCACGGCGCTCATGGGCGCCCTGGACGCCGCTAAGGCCGGGCTGAGGCGCGGCCAGGGCGGCGGGGCCAGCGTCACGCCGTGCAGCCGCCCCCCGGTGCGGCTCGGCATCATCCAGGCCGCGAGCGCCCACGAGCGCACGCTACTGAAGTGGGCGAAGTGGGCGGCGCACGACCTCCTCGGGATCGGCACCCCGCAGACGTGGACGGAGGTCTCATGGGCGTTCAGGGGCGCGTCCGCGCACCCCGGCCGGCCCGAGCTAGCCACCCTCATCCCCGAGGTCCTCGCCGCCATCCGGGCACTCACGGCCCTCGTGGACATCCCCGAGGACCACCGGTTCTACGGGCGGTGCCTCACCGACCTGGGGGACCGGGGAGCGTGCGGCCAGACCATCTACGCCCCACCGGGATCCTCGTGGGCCAGGTGCCCGGCCTGCGACACCCAGTGGGAACTCCAGCCGCTCCTCGCTAGCCACCTGGAGGCGGCCGCCGACTGGCTCGTCACCCCCGACGAAGGCGCCCGACTGTTGACCCAGGCGGGCTACCCCACACGGGCGGCCACGATCCGACTCTGGAAACACCGAGGCCACCTCACCGACCACGAAGGCAGATACCACGTCGGCGACCTACTTGCCGCCGCAGCACACAGGAAGGACAAGGCCGCATGACGCCAGAGATGATCCAGACGGCGATCACCGCCGTCGCCGAGGAAGCCGTCAAGGCGTCCATGAAGGGAAGCCTCGCCGCCGCCATGATGGGACACGCCGCCGCCATCGGAGGCCTCGCAGCCGGGCTGCCAGTAGCCGACGCCACCGAGGCCATAGACCAGGTGATCGGCATGCTCACCGAAGCCCGCGACGCCATCGGAGACATGAAGTGAACGACGTCGAGCCTGAGGAAGAGGTGAAAGGCAACCTAGAAGAGGCGCTAGAAACACTCGACTATGCCCTCAGGAAGGCCATATGGGGGACTCTCGCGATTGTCCTACGCCTGCCCTACCTTGACCCAGACCAGGACCGCCGAACATGACGAAGGCGCCCCACCATCCAGGTGGGGCGCCTCCCGTGTTCTCCTAGCGCTTGCGCTTCCAGTCTCCCAGCCACTTGTCCAAAGTCTGCCGAGTCACCCCAGCAGCCAGCGCCACCGGACGCTTACCCTTCCCGCCCCGAACCGCAGCAACCGCCGCAGCCCGACGCCGATCCTCAACCTCAGCCAGCGCCTCACGAACCGCCTCCACCTCACAACGCAGGCGATCCAACTCCATCAAGCTCGGGACCTCGCTCACGCTCATCACTACTCCTTCCAGGTCAGGCCCGGCCCCCGCAATCGAGGGCCGGGCAGGGGGGGATGGTCAGTGGTTCTGTCGGGCGATGATGGCGACGCCGGCCAGAGCGAGGGTGAGGCTCACGCCCCACACGCCCCAGCTGAGGGCGTCAGCGCCGAGGCTGGCGAGGATGCCGCCGAGGGCGAGGTCGGCGCTTGCGACGGCGGTCATGAAGGCGAGGCGGCGGCGGTGGTCGGTGGTGGTCATGTGGTGTTCCTTCCTGGGAGGGGGAGCGGTATCCTTGCCGGATGGGCGGGGATTGAAGGCACCAGTTCTGCTTTCAATCCCCGCCGCCTACTCAGTCATCCTTGCGGTGGCGGCCGTGGCCGCGACGCGGGATGGCGAGCCAGATCGAGATCATCGTTCCGATGAGGCTCGCTACCGAGATGATCCGGTCGATCACGGTTCCTCCTCTCTATGTAGTTGGGGTATCGGGTTCGTTCCCGATGGCTTAAGTGTATGTCGGCATACACAATGAAAGCAAGCCCAGGGGGTGCACACAAACAGTGGGTTAGGCCACAACAAAGAGGGGGGCTGCAACAAACACCCCACCCCCACACAAAACAGGGGCACCCCCATCAAACAAGGGGGCAGGGGTATCAACACAGAGGGAGGGGGGGGATCGACAATGGGGGCACCCCACAACAGACAGCCCATACCCTGTGACCAAACCGCAACACGCCCAGACGTGCCACCACTTGCGGGTCGCCACTGAAACGCGCATCATACGAACATAGGCAAAGTGTCAGAGCCCAGCCGTCCACGAGGCGACTGGGCTCCACTACTGCCTACCCTTCTGGGGAGAAGGGAATGGGGAGAAGCGACGCGGGCCGCACGTGCACAGCAGCACGACGCGGCCCGCGTGCGCACACGCGCGAGGAGGACATGTGACCACCTCACGCACCGGCACCACACGCTGGCTCAGGAACTCCGCCGCAGCTAAGCGCAGCGCTCGCGCCGCAGGACTAGAGCACTGTCCACTCTGCCACGTCCGCCTCACCTGGGACGCTGGCCTACTGCCTAGTAGCCCTGAGGCCGACCACATCGTGCCTCACAGTCGAGGCGGAAACGACTCATTAGAGAACATCCAAATCATCTGCCGAAAATGCAACCAGAAAAAAGGAAACGGCAGAAAACCACGGCCACCAAAACAGAAACGCAACCGGCCAACCAAAATCCAACAGACAACCGACACAGAAACCTGGTAGAGTAGCCGCCAGAAACACCGGGACAGGGGGGGGGTACCCTCCCACCCGGCCCTCTCGCACCCCCGTGGGTATAGCGGCATCTCTCCCCACCATTTTTTCCCAAGGGGGTGCTTATGGGTGCCGCACGCAAGCTCCGCGCCGTGAAGGCTGGCGAGACGGCCCCCGCGGCCCCTATGAGCGTCCTGGACGCGACGGAGCATGGGGACAATCGGGACGTGATGGTGGCGCTCCGTCGTCGTCTCGCGGCCGCGGTGAGCGCCCCTGATACGCCCCCGCGTGACCTGGCTGCTCTGTCGCGCCGTCTCATCGAGGTGGACAAGTCGATCCGGGAGATCGACCTGGCTCGCGAGGAGCGTGAGCGGCAGACGGCGACGGAGGCGACGGAGGATGAGGATGGGCTCGGCGACATCTGAGCCGCGCCTGTCCGACATCGCGAAGCACCTCATCCTGCCCGAGGGGACGGCCGCTACAGGCTGGCCGCCGGTGCGCGATCGGTGCAAGCGCTTCAGGCTGGGCTTCGACCGCTGGCAGGACGGGCTGGGGCGCGTCATCCTCGCGAAGAGGAAGGATGGGCTCTACGCCGCCGGAGTTGACGGCGTCCAGCTGTCGATCTGCCGGCAGGTGGGCAAGACCTACACCATCGGGTCGATCATCTTCGCGTTGTGCACCCTGAACGAGGATCAGTTCGTCCTCTGGACGGCGCACCGCACGAGGACGGCAGACGAGACGTTCGCTTCGATGCGGGGTCTCGCCAGCAAGCCGGAGATCGCCCCCTACATCGCCAACGTCCGCGCCGCGAACGGCCAGCAGGAGATCACCTTCACCAACGGGTCCCGGATCCTCTTCGGCGCCCGTGAGGGTGGCTTCGGTCGAGGTTTCGCAGGGGTGGACATCCTGGTGTTCGATGAGGCGCAGATTCTCGGGCAGAAGGCCCTGGATGACATGGTGCCTGCGGTCAACACGGCCCCGAATCCGCTGGTGATTCGCTTGGGTACTCCGCCCCGCCCGACGGACCCGAGCGAGGCGTTTGCGGGCTTCCGCAAGGCCGCTCTCCTGGGTGACCTGCATGATGGTCTGTATGTGGAGATCGGCGCGGATGATGACGCTGACCCGGAGGACCGCCGTCAGTGGCGGAAGGCGAATCCGTCGTTCCCGCACCGGACGCCGGAGTCGGCGATCCTCAGGATGAAGCGTCAGCTCGGTCCTGAGTCGTTCCGGCGTGAGGGTCTGGGTATCTGGGACCCGGAGGTCGCTAGCCAGGCGATTGGTCGTGAGGCGTGGAACGCGCTGACGGTGGATGAGCCGCCGAGCGGGTTGCGCTGGTGCGCGGCCGTCCGCTTCTCGGTGGACGGCTCCACGGTGGCGCTGGCCCGTGCCGGCCGGAAGCCTGAGCGCAAGTCCGAGGCGGTCTTCGGCCAGTTGTGCACCTCCCAGGGGGTGCGCAACATGGGTGAGGGCGTGCACTGGATCCTGGACTACCTGCTAGAGCACCGGGATCGGTGGGCGCAGATCGTCGTGGACGGCAAGTCCGGTGCCGGCGACCTGGTTGACCGGCTCCGTGCCGCGGGGTTCAGTCCGAAGGTGATTTGGACGCCGACGACGGATCAGGTCATCAGCGCTCACGCGATGATGGACGCCGCGATCCGGGACCGGTCCCTGTCTCACCCGGACGACGCCGAGCTGGAGGCTGAGGCTGCCGTCATCTCCCGCCGGAAGATCGGCGCATCCGGCGGGTTCGGCTGGACCGCGCCGGAGGGGATGACGTCGGCGGGCATGGACGCACTGACATTGGCTTACTGGGCCACGAAGACAACGAAGCGCAGGCCGCGCGAACTCGACGGCGGCGGGCGACCGAGAGGAGCCAGAATCCTATGATCCAGGCACCAATCAGTGTCGCCGGGCTCACCGACGACGAGCAGGCCACGCTCAACCGGCTCTACAAGCGGTGGGCCGCCAAGTTCGACAAGAACACCCTCCTGGACGTCTACTACGACGGCCACAAGGCGTTCAAGGACCTGGGTATCTCGATCCCTCCGCAGATGCAGAACACTCATGCCGCGCTCGGCTGGCCGGCCAAGGCGGTGCAGGCGCTTGCCCGGAAGCACGTCTGGGAGGGGTTCTCCCTGGACGGTTCACCGGACCCGTTCGAGCTCGGTGAGGTCCTTGCTCGCAACGACTTCGACGTCGAGTTGCCGCAGGTGTTCAACGCCGCGTACCGGCACGGGGTGGCGTTCCTGACGGTGGAGCCTGGCGTGGATGCCGGGGACCCGCCGGTGGTGATCCAGGCGCGGGACGCTAAGTGGGCGTCGGCGCTCTGGGACATGCGCCGCCGGCAGATCAGTGCCGCTATCGCGGTCACGGAGATGTCGAAGGATGCGCCGGAGGGCCTGGAGTCGCCGTCGGAGATGGTGATGTGGACGCGCGACGCGATTGTCGTGATGCGCCGTTCGGATGGGCGTTGGTCGGCGGAGCGCCTGCCGAATAGGACGGGCCGGGTTCTGGTGGAGAAGATCGCCTATGACCCGCAGATCGGCCGGCCGTTCGGGCATTCCCGGATCACTCGGGAGGTCCGCTACCTGACGGATGCGGCCCTGCGGACACTGGTGCGCGCCGAGACGGGGGCGGAGTTCTTCTCTTCCCCGCAGCGGTATGTCCTTGGGGCGTCCGAGTCGGCGTTTGAGGGCCAGTCCCGGTGGACGGCTATCAGTGGCCGGATCACGGTCCTGGACCTGAACGACGAGGGCGATAAGCCTGACGTCGGCCAGTTCCCGCAGATGAGCATGGAGCCACACCTGGCGATGTATCGGCAGCTGGCGCAGAACTTCTGTGCGGCGACGAATCTGCCGCAGTCGCAGGTTGGCTTGTTCGCGGATAACCCGGCGTCGGCTGAGGCGATGCAGGCGGCTGAGGCGGCTCTGTCGGATGAGGCTGAGCATCAGTGGAAGATCGTGTCTTCGGCGTTGCGGAGGACGGCCCAGAACGCGCTCATGGTGCGTGACGGTCTGACGGAGCCGCCGGCTGAGTCGTGGGATCTGCATCCGACGTGGACGCCGGCCCGGTACGTCAGTCCGCAGGCGGCGGCGGATACGGCGGTGAAGATCGTTGGGGCGTTCCCGGCGCTGGCTGACTCTGCTGTGGCGATGCGTCTGGCTGGCCTGACTCAGGAGCAGATCATGGAGGTTCGTTCCGAGCAGCGGCGCGCTGAGTCTGGCGCTGTCCTGGATCGTCTGCTGGCCGCCGCCCCGGCCCCGACTGCGCCTGCGCCGCAGGAGCCTACTGAGGCCCCGGTTGAGGTGACCGCTGGTGGCGACGCGGGCTGACCTGGAGCGGTTGGACAAGGCGCTGGACCGGGCGGCCGACATGGCGGTGAAGGACTTCGACGCCTTCGCCGCACGCCTGGACCTGGCAGCCCTTGACCCTGCCGTGGCGCGCGACGCGCTCGGTGAGGTCATGGACCGGCTGCTGACCCGGTACGGGGACATCTCGGCCGCGTCTGCTGCTGACTGGTATGACGCGCTGCGTGACGTGTCCGCCGCTGGCGACGGGTTCACTGCCGTCCTGGCCGATGGCCTGTCGCCCGAGCAGGTGGAGCGGACCACGCGGTGGGCTGCGCGGGGCCTCTTCGACGGGGACCCTGAGGACACGCTCGACAAGCTGCGGAACCATCTGACGCGTTTGATCGTCGCGCAGGGGAAGCGGACTGTGGAGATGAGTGCGGCCGCTGACCCTGCCCGCCCCAGGTGGGCGCGTGTGCCTGGTCCTGGTGGCTGCTGCGCCTGGTGCTCGATGCTCGCCTCCCGTGGTTTCGTCTACGCGACGAAGGCGACGGCTGGTGGCGAGGGGCACTCCTACCACCATGACTGTCACTGCGTACCGACGCCATTGTGGAAGGGGCAGAAGCCCCGTATCGACGGCTACGACCCGCGGGTCCTGCGCGCCACCTATGACAAGGCTAGGGCGGCCGTGAAGGCGTCCGGGGCCGCCGTCGATGACAAGGCTATCGCCGCCGAGATGCGCCGCATCGCCCCTGAGTCTTTCACTGACGGGGTTACCCCCGCCGAGTGACCTAGCCGCGCCGGCCTGCACAGGGCGGCCCGGCACCCAACCGAATACCAACACCTAGCAGCGCTCCGCTCGCCCCGCACGGGACGGCCGGGGCGCTGCCCGTTTCCCGGAAAGGGGACGAACTGATGCCCGAGCCCACAACCACCGAGACCCCCGCCGACGACACCACCACGGGCACCGACTGGAAAGCCGAAGCCCGCAAGTGGGAGGCCCGAGCCCGAGCCAACCACGCCGCCGTCGACGAGCTCGCAGCCCTGAAGAAGACCAGCGCCGAAGAGGCCGAGGCGCACGCCAAGGCCCTCAAAGACGCGCAGGACCGGATCGCCGGATACGAGCACCGCGACCAGGTTCACGGCTGGAAGCAGGCGGCCGCGAAGGCCGCCGGCGTCCCCCTCGACGCCCTACGGGGCGACACCGAGGAGGAGATCACCGCCCACGCCGAAGTCCTCAAAGGACTCATGGGCAGCGCCCCCGTCGCAGGGGGAACAGGCATCAGCGGCAAGGCCCCCGAAACGGCCACCCCCAGCGCCGCAATCCAGGCCGTCCGAGGCCTGTTCGGCACCAACCAGTAACGAAAGGGAAACACGAACATGGCAACCGTGTTCACCACGCAGGACTCCAAGGTCTTCATGCCCCGCGAGATCGCTGACGGGATGATCGTCAAGGCCCGCAGCCTCTCCACCATCGCCCAACTCTCCGCCCGCGAGCCGATGCGCTTCGGAGAGGTCGACTACATCACCTTCAACGACTTCCCGAAGGCCGAGTTCGTCGAGGAGGGTGGCGAGAAGGGAGCCACCAAGGGAACCTTCGGCGCGGTCACCGCCAAGCCCCACAAGGCCCAGGTGACCATGCGCTTCTCCGAGGAGGTGCAGTGGGCCAGCGAGGACTACCAGCTGGACGTCATCAACCAGCTCGCGGCCGCCGGTCAGGTGTCCCTGTCTCGCGCCCTTGACCTGGGCATGTACCACCGGATCAACCCGCTCACCGGGAACGTCATCTCCGGCTGGGAGAACTACATCACGAAGACCACGAAGACGGTGGAGCACGACCCGGCCGGCACCGCCGACCTGGACGACGAGTTCTCTACCGCCGTCGGCCTCCTGGTCAACGCCGCCGATGCCGTTCAGGTGACGGGCGCTGCCTTCGACCCGAAGTTCTCCTGGGCCCTGTCTCAGCTGAAGCGCAAGGACGGCTCCGGCGCGACCAGCGACCAGCGCTACCCGCAGCTTGGGTTCGGCACGAACGTCACGGACTTCCGCGGTATCCCGGTCGCCCAGGGCAACACCGTCTCCGGTCTGCCTGAGGCTGCGGACACGAAGGTCCGCGCGATCATCGGCGACTTCCGTGACGGTATCCGCTGGGGTGTCCAGCGTGAACTGCCTATCGAGCTGATCCGCTTCGGTGACCCGGATGGTCAGGGTGACCTGAAGCGCCACAACCAGATCGCTCTGCGCCTGGAGATCGTGTACGGCTGGTACGCGTTCGCCGACAAGTTCGCGCTCATCAAGGACAAGGCCTGAGCATGATCCGGCTTACTCACTGTGAGACTGGCGTGGTCGTCGTGGTCGATGAGGTCACGGCGGACGGGCTTGGGTCGGGGTGGGTGCTGCCTGAGGAGGTGCCCGCCGACCCTGAGGAGACTGAGGGGGAGGCGGGCGCCTCTGCGCCGCCGGAGAAGGGGCGGGGTAAGGGCGCCCACGCGAAGTCTGATGGCTGACGTCTTCGCCACGGTGGAGGACCTTGAGGCGCGTTGGCGTGGCCTGTCTGAGCAGGAGCGGAAGCGGGCCGCGGTGCTGCTGGAGGATGCGACGGACCTCATCAAGGCGTCCGCGCCGCGCTGGCAGCACGCCACTGCGGGGACGCTGAAGCGCGTCGCCTGTGCGGTCGTGAAGCGTGCGCTCCAGGCCGAGCAGGGGGCGGCTGACGGGCTCCCGGAGCCGCGGGGCCTCCTGGCCAGTGAGATGCACACGACGGGGCCGTTCACCGACCAGTACGCCTACGCGAACCCTGAGGGTGACCTGTTCCTGCGGGCTGCTGAACTGAAGCAGTTGGGCGGCCGCCGTAGCGCGGCGTTCGAGGTGGACCTGCTGGCTCCGGTGGTGGCCCCGTGATCGCCGCTGGCCTGGTCGCCGTGACGAGGCTCAGGGCGGGCGACGGTGGGCGCGACCAGTACGGTGAGGCTGTCCCCGGACCGGTTGTGGAGACGCCCCTGCCGCCCGCCCTGCTCAACCCTGGCGGCACGTCGGAGCCGGTCACTACCGGGGCCGCGCCGGTCGTGTCTCAGCCGACCCTGTACTGGCGCGGCAAGCACCCGGACATTCGCTCATCGGATCTCCTGCGCATCGTAGGCGTGACGTACAGGGTCGAGGGTGCCCCGGCGCGCTGGCCCAAGGGCTCCGTGGTCACGCTCCACGCCGCCACCGACCCACGCCAGACGGGGGGTGCCTGATGGGCGTCGTGCGATTCAAGCTCGACCGCAAGGGCATCCGGGCGCTCGTGTCCTCCGATGAGGCCCAGGGCGTTGTCACCGAGGTCGCCGAGGAGTTGCGTGCCCGCGCCGGCGATGGCTTCAAGGTCCACTCCTCCAACAAGGGAAAGCGCGCCCGCGCCTACGTCCACGCCGGCACGCGGGAGGCGGGCCTGGAGCAGATCAAGCATCACACCTTGGAGAGGGTGCTGGGCAGCATCGGGGGAGGTGACGGCTGATGACCGGCATGTCTCGGGACACGAAGGCCCTGGTCATGTCGGCCCTGAAGGCGGCCCTGCCTGACGTGCAGGTCGTGTCCACCGTCCCCTATGCGAACGGGGATCCGCCGGATCCTCTGGTGCTGGTGCTCGCTACGGGCGGGCAGGGCCAGCACCAGCGGGTGCTCTCCACCGGTCAGGTCACCATCGACAGTTTCGCTCCCACTACGGGCCAGGCAATGCGCCTGGCCCTTCGTGTTGATGCAGCGATCAACGCCCTCATGGCCGGTCACGACTGGCCGGTCACGAAGGTCACGGGGAACGCCCCATCTGAGTCGCCCGACCCGACTATCGCGGCCGCCCGAGCGACGGCCACCTACCAGATCACCACACGGAATCCGTAAGGAGAACCAATGACTACCAATGCCGACAACGTACTCGGCTTCGGGTCTGACGACGACAGTCTCTACCTGGGCGCCTACGACCCCGCCCTCGCCACCAAGATCCAGGGCCTCACCACCGCCGTCCCCGCCACCCTGGAGGACTGCGGATGGCTGTCCGACGACGGAATCAAGCTCACCATGGATGACAGCGTGACCAAAATCAAAGGCCACCAAGGCCACGGCGTGGTCCGCACCTTCATGGACTCGTCAGAGACGGGGCTCGAGGCTGCCCTCCTGGAGAGCAAGCTGAGTATCGTGACCCGCTTCCTGAACGCGAAGGCGGAGAAGATCCAGGAGCAGATCGGTGCCGGCCCGCAGAAGACCGACGTCGCGAAGCTGACGGCGAAGGCCCAGCGCACGGTCACCGTCCTGTCCGGCGTCCTCGACGTCTTCGACACCGCCTCCACCGGCGACAGTCGCACCCGCATGCGGATCGTCTTCCCTCGCCTCGAACTGGGTGAGCGCGGCGAGGTCGCCTTCAAGGTCGGCGAACTGACCGCCTGGAGTTACAAGCTCTCGGTGCTGGGCGACTACGTCATCTACTCCAACGCGAAGTCGCTGATCCCGGCCTGATAGGCCCTCATTCTCCCTGCCCCGGCGCGGATGGTCGGTCCCTGCGCCGGGGTGGGGTCACCACACACTTGGGACCGCCAACCACCGAAAGGGACCGACATGACTAGCAAGAAGACCAGTGAGACCGGGAAGCGCGCCGCCGAGATCGGTGCCGCGACCCCGAAGGACTTCCAGGAGGCCGAGGCCAAGGGCGGCGGCGTCGTCGAGGTGACCGTTGACGGTCTCACCGTCGCCGTTGATCCGACCGCCTTCCAGTCCGACTGGGAGGTGATCGAGGCGCTGGCCGCCATGGAGGACGGCAGCGCCTCCCCGGCCGCGATGATGCGCGTGACCCGCGCCGTCCTGGGCGACGCCTACGACGAGGTGAAGGCCCACGTCCGCAAGGACGGCAAGGTGTCCGCCGACGCCATGGGTGAGTTCCTCCAGCAGGTGTTCGAGGCCCTGAACGCGGGAAACTGATCGCCCTCCCCAGACTCCTTCGGGAGCATGGGGAGGAGATCGAAGCCGACCTGCTGCGGGTCTATGGGGTGGACCTCCTGGACCTCTACCGCGGCCGGCTGACGCCTAGGCGGCTACTGGCCCTCATCCGTGGCCTCCCGCCCGGCTCAGCCCTGGGGAGGGCCATGGGTGGGGACGTCGCCCTCTCCGACGAGGTGACCGCGATCCGGCTCGCGTCATGGCAGATCTGCTGCTACATCGCCTCCGCCGTAGGGGCCAAGCAGAGTGACCTGCCGAAGCCTCCGCAGCCGCCCGAACCGGGCTGGCAGCAGAAGGCGCGGGAGGCGCAGGAGCGGCAGGACGCTAAGGCGCGCCGCTGGCTCGCCAGGCACCCGGAACTGGCCGCCCAGGCCAGCACATAACCACAAGAGGGGAGGCCCCACAGCTTAGCCGCTGTGGGGCCTCCCAGCATATAGAGGAGGGCCTGAATGGCTGGCAGCAAGCCCACGGGACACACCATCGGCACAGCCTGGATCCAGGTGGCCCTCTCCACCAAGGCGATCTCCCAGCAGCTCAAGGAGGCCCTGGGGGACGTTGACACTCGGCCGGCTGAGCGCAGCATCGTCTCCGGCTTGGGGGGTGCGTTCCGCAAGGTCGGGAAGATCGCCGCCGGGGCGCTGGCAGTCACGTCCGCCGTCGGGCTCGCGACGGGCTTCGCCGACATCGCGAAGCAGGCCATCGACGCCTCCGACGCGACGAACAAGTTCAAGAACA